CTAAAACAACCCACCCAGCTCGGTATGCGGATCGTAGTTGGTGATGACGAGTTCGCCGCGCTCAGCACTTGCTCCATACCGGCTGCCGAGCGAGTACTCGATACCCACCGTTTCGATGTGCAGATCCTTGAAGCACTCTCGTATGTCCGGGTGATCGTTCAGGCTGATCATCATCTTGCCCTTCACCGTCTTGGCTAACTCAGCCATGCGCTCGTACTGGGCGAACTCGAACGGTACGCCATAGCCCTCGGTCTCCCAATACGGAGGGTCGAGGTAGAAGAAGGTGTGCTCCCGATCGTAGCGCTCGATGCAATTCACCCAGGGAAGATTCTCGATATGGACGCCATGCAGGCGCAGGTGAGCGGCGCTGAGGGTTTCCTCAAGGCGTAGCAGGTTAAGGCCCGCCGGTGCGGTTGTGGCTGTGCCAAACGTCTGCCCTGCTACCTTGCCACCGAAGGCATGCTGTTGCAGATAGTAGAAACGGGCGGCGCGTTGAATGTCCGTAAGCGTCTCCGGCCGGGTCATTTGTTGCCACTCGAAGATCTGCCGGCTGGATAGTGCCCACTTGAACTGACGCACGAACTCTTCCAGATGGTTCTGCACCACCCGGTAAAGGCGCACCAGCTCGCCGTTGATGTCATTGATGACCTCGACATCAGCCTGCTGCGGTCGAAGGAAGAAGAGAGCCGCGCCGCCACAGAATACTTCGACGTAGCAGGAGTGCTGAGGGAAGAGTGGAATCAGGCGGTCAGCCAGACGGCGCTTGCCGCCGATCCACGGAATGATGGGTAGAGCGTTCATGTGTGCCTTTCGTCGAAGTGATCGATCTGCTAGGCTTCGCCCGCTCCGTACGGGGTGGGGAGGCCTTGGCCAAGGTACACAGGTCTGTTCTGTGTGCTAAGGAGGCCAGCGCGTGTTAGCGCACGAGCTGGTCGCCTCTTCTTTATTTCCTAGGTGACTTTCGTATAACAGGAAAGTCGCATTAAATTATTTCGCATAGTTTCACCATCGAAACCCCACCCCACCACCCGCAAACCACCTGCCATCGCTATCAAGCGAGGCATGCAGTCCAGCATGGAGGGCTTTGACCTGTAGCAGATCCTCGCGCACGGTGAGGCGGCCTATGGTGTCGATTCCGTTCTTGATACCCACATCGAATCGCAGTTCGCCGCGCTGTTCGGCAGCGAGCCAGGGCAAAGGTTCGCTGCGTACAAGCGTCTGCACTTCGCCGGTCTTCTCATCGATGAGGGATATGATGGTGACGGGATGATCGTTGCTGGAGACGCGGGTGGTATCCAACACGTGCACGTCCGGATCGTTGGTGATGGCGGGCGGCAGATCGAGCTTGCCCTTGGCCTTGGGTGCGTACACCTTTACCTTCGTCGGAGTGATATCTACCTTGGGTACATCTTTGACTTGGGGCGCTGGCTGGGCGGGTGTCCACTGGTTGATGGGCTTGGGAACTTCCTTGAAGAAGTTCCACACCGTGACGATCAGCGTACCGACGATGAATAGCAGCGCGAGGCTCTTTAGTTTTCCCATCACTTCCACCCTTCCGCACTATCCGCATCGTCGTTCACGGAGGGATAGCCACTTCCCCTGGACGGCCAGAAGTGACTTCCAATCGCCAGCACAGCAGCAGCTAACAAGATGAGCCCAAGAATGATCAGATGAGAGGGATAGCCGGGGAGCTGGTTCATATCTCACCCATCGCCAGCGCGTATTTTGAGCGACGCACGTCCATCACGTTTCGCACGTATCCACGGTTGATGTCGAAGAAGCTCTGGCCATAGCCATGCGCCGCCTTTTTAGCCTTAAGGCTGTATCGCTCCACATGTCCGAACCAGCGGTTGGCATCGCAGCCGTTGATCGAGGCACACAGCCTGCGGTCGGCAAGCACACCGCCCAGCCCACCGTTGTAGGCCGAATACGACATGGCCAAGCGCTCGCGTGGATCTGCCACGAAGGCCAGCCGGTTGAACCCGCCCTTGTCCATCAACACCATCACCCGCAGTTGACGGGCCGGATCATATCTATCCTCCCACGCCCAATCGCGCAGGCTAGCATCCAGCTTTCGCGCCTCATTGAAATTGTTGAAGCGCGGTGTGATAGTAAGTTGCCCGAGGCCGAATCCATACTCGCGGTCAGTCTTCAGTTCGGTGGTCGGGCTCCAGCACCGCTTGGATGTGAGCCGTACACAGGTCTCTTGCTCTACCTGTGCCGCCACGGACGACCGCAGCGGCGCATTCATCCAATGCTTCTGCAATTCTAAATTTAGGACTGGCAGATATTTAACCGCCCCAGACGGCAACTCCGATGCCGTGGCGCGCGCAGCGAATGCCAGGAACAACATACCGGTCAGCATGGCCAAGCCAAGAAATACCAGACCCGCACCGATTGGGTGCTCCATCGCCTTGCGATAAGCCTGCGCTGATCTTGCCTCTGGATGGAACGCCCGTCGTGCGAGATACACTAGCCCAAGCATCACCCACAGCCATGCTGCGTACTGCACGCGAGACATCGTCTCCGCCCCGCCATTCGGGTCGGTGATCCAGTACCACGCCAACACCGCCACACCGGGCAGCCACATCGCCAAAAACCGATAATTTCTGAGCATCACAACCTCCTATCAAACAACATCCACCCGGCAATACCAGCCAGCAACAACACCGGCCCGTATTGCCACCCGAACAACGTACCCATCGCACCACCCGATGTGACAGCGACTGACAGCGAAAACCCTGCAAACTGAAACGTATGCCCCGTCCAATGCTTGCGACTCAATAACGAGGCCAGCTCAATGCTGCGACCCAGCACCACCGCCGTACCTCCAAGCAATACCAATGTGAGGATGAGATTCATGCTCATGGCTGCCCTCCGATACGCTTACCGAATGCGCGCATAGCCATTGGCACCATGCGCGGAGAGGCCAGCCCAATCAGCACCGCCAACAATAGGCGAAGTGAATCTGAACTGGCGATTCCACTCACGCTAGAAGTCAGCCAGCCAGCCGCAACGGGTGACCCATACCCAGCCAGCAACGCCGACAGCAATACTGCCGATGCGGCTTTACGTTTGTTGTCAATCGTCTCCATCCAGATCGATGCCAAGATCGCGGCTATCAGCCCGACTGCCAGCGCATCGATCTGCGCGCCGAGCAAGATGGTCACGCTGCTGATGCTTGCACCCGTGAGTGCGCCAGCTATTACGGTTGAATGCGGTTCTGCCACAAATATCCCCTTTCCTAATTCAAAAAAACTACTTGTAGTTACCCTTCCCAAACACCCGCACCGCCCAATACATCACCACGCGCCGCCACTTGGCTACGCCCAGCACGGTCATCGCTTCCATGAATACATCGTCGGCGTAACGCTTGCTACCGATTGAATTGCGGTAGCACCAGTCATGCAGGATGGCGGCTTTGGCGTATTCGCCGAAGGGCGGTAGGACGCTCCAAAACAGACGCGGCACACTGGCGAGGTCGGTAGTGAATCCAGCGGGAACGGTGATCACGTCTTCGCTGGGGAGCTTGCCAACATGGTAGTCGAAGCCGGTGATGAGTTCCCACTCGCCACCCTGCAACATGCGCAGATCGACGGGGATGGTGAACTGGCTCACCACACCACCGCTTCAACTTGGGCAATGGTCGTTGCCGCACGAATCGCCGCCTTGTGTGTTTGCTTCTGACCAAACAGCGGCTGGCCACGCATCAGGATAGAACCCGCCAAGCCTTGCAGCTCTGCATACGTCATTACGACTGGTTGGTTAGTGGCGTCGTACCACACAAAACCCGCTGGCAACGCACCACCGCTGGCAACCAGCACCGAGGAGATGAGGGCTTGTGAAGCGGTATCCGCTTGGAAGGTAGTGCTGAGGAAGGCGATGTCGGCAGACACGGCGGCGGTGTAGGCGGCCTCGATTGTCGAGATCTGCGTCTCTTTGGCAGCAGCCAGCAACTCAGCGGCGGTTGGTGGCGGTGGCGTCAGCAGATTCCACGCATCCACCGCAGCTTGAATCGCGGCGATATCAGTGATGGGTTCATTCGGCGTACCGTCAGTGAATTCCACTTCGCCCTGCTCGCCATACCACTGCACAGCATGCACTAATGGGAACATCGCGGGCAGGCCGGATATATGACGGAAGTCTCCATCGATACCCATCATTCCGTCGGCTGGGACAATAACGATTCTCATGTCTGATCTCCTTCAATAAGTTTTAGTTGATTCGGCTGACCGCTAGCAGCCAAGGCCAACAGTGCTAGGTTGGATTGGTTTGCTTTCACCATCTCGTTGCGGAAGCTCTCTACTGCCGCACCAGTCTCGCGCTGCATCTTGCTGTTCTCGATCAGCAACACAGGTGTCCAAGCGTGGGCACAATCACCGTTCTTGATGTCTGTACCTGTCTGCGGGTCTTTGCCGTGTACGTATACCCAGAAGCGGCAAGCGTGCATCTCAGGCTTACCCTCCACCATCACCACCGCGCCATCCTCGATACACTTGCTACCCATCAATGGACAGATGATCTTGTCGATATTAGCCATCAGTTTTTACTCGCGATGATGAAGTCGTTGTATTTCACAGCGAGGTTGATGGTGTGTGCGTGCGCATCCATCGTTAGGGTGTGGGTGTGAGAACCGCCTCCATTACCAAACCTAGTCGAGCCTTGCTGGTTTAGTGCTTGGAATGTTGTAGCATTCCACCCGTTTACGTTATTAGTGCCATTGACACCACCAGCTCCCTGTCCAGGTACTACTGGGTCGTTGTAATAGTACGGAGCCTTTGCTTGACCAGCATTAAATCCGCCTGCGCCCGTGGAACCATACGTCTCGATGGCTGGATTAGGAACTTGCGAGGTTGCCAGTGTGGTTGCACCAAAAGTAAATGTGTTCGTTGTTGCACCTACCGACTGGTTAGCGAACGCCGTTGTGAACGCAACCGAACCCCCACTCCCCACCGCCCCCGTCACGATACGCATGGCGGTATCGTTCAACCCTGCGGTAGTGTCCTTCGTCCAGCCTGTCGGTGCGGCGGTTTGGTTGAATGGCATGCGCGTACCCGCTGGGAAGCTCATGCCGTAGTCGCCATTCAGCGGGCCGACGATGCCCCACGCTGTATTGGCGCTGTTGCGTTTGCGCAGCAGACCCGCTGTAGTATCTGCCCACAGCATATTGGCGTAGGTGATGGTGGGTGCGGCAGCACCTTCACTCAAGGTTGCCAATGATTGGATGGCGTTGTTGATGTCACCCCGCATCTGCGCAGCGTACTGGTTATCAATGACCATATCGTGTTGCATATATTCTCCTTATGCCGCGATGCGCGCGGTCACGCTTAGTTGAGATATTGAGATGTTGTGGGTGGTGCTACCGCTCTCGACATCGAGCTTGAACTTGGCTGCCATGCAATCGAATTCGCCCGACATGAAAGGGAACCACGGGCCATAGGTGATCGCATCGTCCGAGAGGGCGATATTGAGCTTGGCGATGCAGTCGAGCACCTCTGCACCATCGAACATGCCCCATGAATCACACAGCCCACTGCGCATGTCGAACAGGTCGCCCGTCTCAAAGCTGGTCGAGGCGATGTTGGCGGTGAGCTTGCGCACGGCCAGCGTGCCGAAGTCCATCGGTGCATCGAACTCATACGTACCGGATGCCATCACACCGCCGATGTTATCGACCAAGGGGCCGAACGAATCGACCAGCCCCGGCACGTCATCCCACAAGGTACTGCTCGACAGTTTGATGGCGCTATCCACGGCGGCCAGATTGGTCTTCGTACCCGAGAAGACGGGTTGTTGCGTACTGGTGGCCACGGTCGTCCAGCCGGTCGCCAATGCCTCGCTGGCGACGAACGATGCATCGGTAGCACTCAGATTGCCCGTGCTGTCTTCGGCGCGCGCCAGATAGGTTCCCGTGAGCAATGGCAGCATCACCGTCATCGCATCACCGTTGGCTTCGCCGATAGGCACTGCGTTCTGCCAAGTAGCCATCGTGAGTGCAGGAGACCAACGGAACAGGATGCGGCCACCGATACGCACATCGAGGTCTGGATGCAGATCCCACGCGGCACGACCTTGCCCGCTGATCGAGGTCAAACTGAAGCCGACCACATCTGCCGGTGCGGCGACCAATCCATACAACGGCACCTTGCGGATGGCGGAATACGCTGACGACACGCCCAAGATGTTCACCGTCTTCACACGCCACTCGTACATGCCGACAGGTAGATCATCGATATCGATGGTCGTACCACGGATGTTGAACACCTCCACCCACGCGCCAGAATCACGGCGATATTCCAATTCGTAGTTCAACACATAGGGGTCGGCAGGCGCAGTCCAACTCACCGAGGCGCGGCTGCGCACACCCACGCTGCCGCTGGTGTGATACAGCGTCTCCACCACATCCAGATTGCCCGGCATGCTGATGGTGGAAGCATCAGGCAGGCTGGCCGCAGCCGTGGCGGAATAAGCGGTGAGCGGGTCAAGGGTGTACACCGAGTCGTCATACTCGCGGCACACCACTTCGACTTCATCGGTGTCGAGCGGATTCAGATTGAGGATGCGGAAAGTCTTGCCGTTCCAGTTAGGCGTGCTATGGGTGATGGTAGCTACATCACCCACATCGCACTGCAACCCTTCCTGAAACGCGCGGAAGCGAACCGTGGTGCCGAATCGCGATTGCTTCAGCTCCTGCTGCGCTATCTGTTGCGCTCTATACATATCCGATGTGAACGGGAGGTCTATCTTTGCCTCGATCACTTTTCCGCCATCTGCAATGCGATACGGGACGGATTGCTGAATCGCCAAGTCAGGCTGCCAGTTCTTGTCTGGATTATTGAATGTGGCAGTGACGCGGTTGAACTTCTCTTGGCGTGAGGGCGGACGGATCTCCCATGCACCAACGATATTGTCTTCAGTGAAAGCAAAGGTCGATACGGTAGGCTTATCCAGCACCAGCTTGTACTTGCCGCCGCTAAATACCAGCGAGCCACGGCACGAGGTAAGCAGCTTCTTCATGTTCTCGTATACGGTAAGGCCGGTATCTACCAATCCGTTGCAGGTGTAACGCTTCTGCGTACCACCGGGAATATCCACCATCTCATCGCAGTAGTTCGCAGACACGATGAAGCTGGAATCGTCTACTAGGGCGACAGCGACGCCGCGACCGTAGCGTTCGTTGGTGAGGTAGTCGCGTATTACCAATGCCGGGTTATCGCTGAATATATACAGGCCGCTGCGCGGGTCGTACACGACACGACCATCCGGCACCGAGGTGACAGTGGGCAGGCCGAATGGATAGGCGCTGCGGTCATATTTGAACTTGCACACCAGATAGGCGATACCACTGCCTTTGTGCTCTGCTGTCCACTTTGACGGAATGTCTGCGATCAGCGATGCGCTGGCGGCTTGGGCATCAGTTCCGAGGTGTTGCTCGATGCTGACCAATCCGCTGAAGCGCACATCAGTCCACGGCACATCATCGATCTGGATGTCATTGATGGCGGAGATCTCGCTCTCGCCCAGCACCAGTACGACGTGCAGGTATTCATTGGATGCGCCAGATACCTCGACCAATGTTTGTATTCCGCCGATCTTGCGTTTGCCATAGATGACAGGGATGGCTTCGATGTTGCCATTGATATTTAGCAGCACCCCGCGCGCGGCCGCAGCCGCCATCTGCGCTTGAGATGCGGCTTCGGCTTGTGCAGCTTTTGCCTGCGCCTTGTCGTAGTTGATGACCATCGCAGCGGCGGTGACGATGAACTTGATGGCGACGGCCGCATTCGACATAGAGACGGCGGTAGCAATAAGGCTGACAGCCATTTAAGCCACCACCTTTCTATGCACGGTCTCGCATGCGCCATAACCCATGCTGTTCAGCAACGCGCCAAGATTGTTGCTCGGCTTGGCGTGGTAATAGATAGCCTGCACGTCGTGCGACTTCAATGCGAACTCGGTGTATTGAATGAGCTTGCTTCCAATGCGACCGCGACGGTGTTCTGCACGCAAGAAGATGGCATCGTTGAATGCGACCTTGGTGCTGGCGTAGTGGATGTGGGTATCAACGATCATTACGTTCGCGCCGATAAGGCTTGCCGCACCATCGATGTCACCATCACGTACGGTGAGCATGAACACTTTGCCGCTGGATTCCAGATCGCGCAGGCGCTGCCAATCCGGTACCAATGGAAACGGCTGCCCCAGTTCGGCGTATTCCAACTCGGCCAGCACTTGCAGTTCGGCCTGAATGTCGGCGATGTGCTCGGCTTGATAGACGATGGTCACTTTGGCCCCCACTGGATCTGGCGCGACTGCGAGAGCTGCGGAACGTATTCGAAGAACTTGTCACCAGTGAAGTACATCTGCTGATCTTCATCGTTGGTGTGACGACCTGAAGTGTGTTCGAAATCCTTGAACTGGTTGCTGGCGATGATGGCGACGGTGGTGGTTCCCGCATCAGGATCGTCTGCGATGGGCATGGTATCGATGCGACCATCAAAGATGACAAGCGGCGCATCGACCGCGCCGTTGACGTAATCGATGAATGCTTTATAGATAACCACGCGGCGGTCTAGATAATCCAGTGTGAGCGCATGCGCTATCCAGCTTTGATCGATGCCAGAAAGCGTGAGGGTGATGCTGGGGATGGACATATCCAGCGTCTCAGATATCCCACTGAAGCCGAGGAAGTGCCCTTGTGCATTGTAGATGAAGCCGCCGTATACGATGTCGCGCCAGGCGTCTGTCATACGATAGGTGACGGAGTCGAAATACACCTCGATCAGATAGCAGGGTTCGTTGCGCGACTTGAGTAACTCGGCGAGGAAAGCGGGGGTGACGGTACGTGACATGATTAAACGTCCTCGACCACATCTACATCGATGTCGTAAGTTCCGCCGGAGCGAACAGGAGATTCCTGCATATCAGACGCAAGCGCGACAGTGAACGGAACATTGGTGCTGGTGATGGATTCGCCATTGCTTGGGGTGGCTATCAAGGCTGGCTCGAATACCAGTGTGGCGATACCGACTGCATCAGATACGGCATCTTGTGTGAGCTTGTAGACCTTAGCTCCGCTCGCGAGCTTGAAGAAATCTCCCGCCTTGGCGACCGTTTGCAAAGCAGCGAAGCCAGAGACAGACAGGTTGCGACCGGATTGATTCGCACCATTGACGACCGGAACACCTGCCCACGAACCGAGTGGTGCGGAATGGATCGGCAAGATGATTGTGAAGTTCTCGAACTGCCCACGCTGCGCGGAGAGGAAGGCATCAATAATCTGGTATTCGGCACGCTTCAGATTGCGCCACGACAAACGGAACCCAAAACGCTGAGCACCTCGGCTGCGGGCTTGACGCTTCATGCTGTGCGAGGTCGAAACGCGCGTTGGCGTGACTGAGCGAATGATGACTGGAGAGGATGGCTGACGCGCAGTGGTTGGGAATGCGCCGCTCATAATGTCCTACCCTTTGCAGCTTGCGCTGACTGCACCGATGCCACGATGATGCGTTGGTTCTCCATCAGAAAGGCTGGCATCATGGCGCGGATGCGCTCCTCCACCCCAGCATCTGCACCACGCGCATCAATGGTGATGGGTTGTTGGATGACGATCTGCGCCGTACCTTGCGCGGAAAGCGCTGGCATGAGCTGTCCACGCGCATGATCCACGACCGTCTCATTCGGATGCAGGATGGCAGGGAAACCGCCACGACCATCGATACCACCAGAGCGTGAGCCTGCACCAGTGAATCCGCCACCTTCAAAGCGAGGAACGCCCGCAGCCACACCAGCAGTGTCGCCATAACTTCCAAACAATCTTTTGAATCCAATGTCAGCCAAGCCCGCCAGCGGGCCCGTGATGCTTTGCTGGATCTGGATACGAATGAGATCTGCGATGATGGAATCAGTCAGACTTTTGAAGTCTAGCTTTCCAGTCTGTACGAATTGCACCAGCGCATCTTCCATGCCTTTGAAGGCGCGACCGAACATAGCTTCGCTTTGTTTTGCGACATTGTTGACTTCGTCCAAATAGCTTTGCAGCGCAACCCGAGCCCCGTATTCCCACGATGAGTTATTCTTTTCGATTTGCAGGCGCAGCTGCTCCATCGACTCCATCGCCTTTTTCTCTTCATCCGCGATCTGCTTTGTCTTGACTGCGGCTTCGTCTTTAGTGATATTTAGTGCAGCCAGTTTTTCGCGGGCGCGGGATGCTTTTTCGGTGACAAGCTCTAGGTTATCTGCATGCTGCCTATCCATAGCAGACATGATCTCCATGCCGCGCTGGCGCTTTGATATCTCATTGGCATAGTCGGTGCGCAGACCATCTACGATGGCATCGCCCTTGCCGGAGTCTTTGAAAACACTAGATATGTTGGTAGTTGTTTTTGGCTTTTCGACAGGCTTCTTTTTTTCTTGATCTGCGGCGTATTTGATCAGCAGATCGAGCTTCTCCTGCTCGGTCTTCAATTCAGCCTTTAATCTAGCCGTCTTCGTTTCTCCCCAACCGCCATTCACTTTTCTGGTAAGCGCATCGACAATAGCCTGCTGCTCCTTGATTCGCCCCAGATCGCTGAGCTGCTCTTTCAAATTATCAGGCGGCATCAATAAGTCATAAGGAACTCTAACCATTGCAGACAAGCCGATCCAGACCGCCTTCAGCAAGCCCCCCTTCTCAGCTGCATCGTTCATCGCTTTTGAAGCCTCTACCAAGCCAGGCAATAAACGGCTTGAAATAGCAACACCAACACCGGACATGCGCGCATCAAGCTCAGCCATCTGATCCTTGTATTCTTTCGCCTTAGCAGCGCTTTCATCAGTGACCTTATAAACCTCCTGACCGCGCTTGATGTATTCACGCAGCGATGCCCCACCTTGGCTAAGGAACTCAGCCATTTCCGGCCCAAGCTTCTTACCCATCACTTCTGCCAGGAAGTTGACTCTCTCTTGTCCAGGGGGAAGTTTTTCGACGATATCTGCGACTTGCGCCAGTGCGCCGGTCGCCGTTTTTGCATTGATTCCAAGCTTCTCGAATGTGCCAGGCGCTTTGGACATATTGACCATCAATTCCTTGACAGCCTTACCCACCACATCCAACTCTGTACCATTTTGTTCTGATGCGAACTTGAGACCTGCGGCTTCTTGCGCAGTGATGCCGTAGGCATGCTTGAGCTTGCTAAGATTATCTTGCAGATCGATGCTGGATTTTATGAAGCTGCCGAATGCGCCTATGCTGACTGCACCGCCCAATACACCAGCGAATGAGACCAGGTTGCCGCGCAACCCAGTGATCGAGGTGCCAAACGATTTGAGTGCACGCTCTGCGTCTGCCGTTTCTGCACTGATTCTGATTTTGGTATCGGCCATGTCAGCGCTCGTTGATCACACTCAATGCTTCGTTTTCCATGATGCGCAGCGATGCAAATATCTCTGCGCGCTTCTTTTTCCTGATGCTGTAGGCTTCAAAGATTGGCGGCATCGCTTCGTAGCGCAGCCCGACATATCCGCCATAAGCCACATTCCACTGAGTACCAAGCGCGCTGAAGATCTGTAGCGCCAACCAGTTTTCCGGCCAGCATTCAGTCACCTCTTCCACGCCTTGCCCGATCACCTCGCCGATTCTGGCAAGTAGCCCATCCTGCTTTGGCTTGGCGTCGCTCGCATACAGCGCGCGGGCGACGCCCTTCAGTTTTTTAACTTTTCCTCTTGCAGCCCCGCAAAATATGCCAGCGGGATATGAACCATCATGCTTGGGTCTTTGGTGAGCAACAGCAGTAGCGCTTCTTTGCTGTACGGCATGTCAAACCCGCTTTCACCTTCATCCCAAGACACGATCATCTGATCGAGTACGTCCAACCCTGTCGCCACTTTGCGCAACTTCACACACAGCTTCAGCCATTCCCATCCACGCACAAACCAACTTTTCTCATATAAGCGCGTGAGCACCAGCAGAGATACAACCCGCTTCACCTCGACTGCACGGAAAGTGAATAGCGCCTGTACATACGTATCCACACCGCGCAGATTCACGGGTACTTCCTTAGTGAATGTCGGATTGGGCGTGAGCCTGATCATGGGTTAGCTCGCCCAAGCGCTAGGGAAACCCTTGAAGCTCAGCGATACAGGCGTCTGTACAACAGCCCCCTTGTTTCCAGTCGGCACCATCGGAGCGCTGACATAAACATTGCCCGCCACCTTTGAACCATTGGAGAATTTGATTAATACAGCACGGGATGTCTTGGCACGGCTTGCAGATTGAGCCTCAAGTAATGCCGCATCTGTCGGGATGAATCTATTGTTGGAAGTAGCCTTCAGCACGGTGAAGCCGACAGGCATCTCAGAATCCATCTCGCTATGCATATCAGAGTTGTCTGCATATTTAGCATCACCACCGGTGACAGAGAAATCCATCATGGTGGCGAACGATTTACCGAAGGTGATCTTCTTGGCCGTAGCAGAAACGAAGGTGTCGAAGCTGGTGCTATCCAAACCGTCACATTCGAAGGTATTTGCAGTAGCATCTACAGCAGATACGCGCACCACCATGTTGTTGATCTGCCCCATTCCAGTGGATTCGATCAGGAAGTAATCCCCATTTGATGGGTCGGTATCACCAGCGGCATAGCTGAGCACTGCCGGATTGGCTTTACTGATGCCGGACACGGTCAGCGACACGCCCAGTGCGGTTTGAATATCGACTCCTACTTTGCTCCAGACGGCTGCGTCACTCATGATGCTCTCCTATAAAGGTGTGCCGGGCGTACCGGCCTTGGTTGAATACGTCACTACAAAATTAACCTCTGCGATGCCGACCGGCTGATCCAACGAATCATCTAGTCCGACACGAATACTTTTTGGCGCACTGATGTCCTTTACCTTGCCGCCCAGCGTGCCTGCCGAGTTCATCGCTACTTCGACTTCAGCGATCATGGCATCCAACTTGTCGTCGAGCTTGTCACCCGCCTCGTCACTCTCTTTTGCTACACAGCGCACTTGCAGTTCGAGCTGACGCTCCAACGTCGAGTTGCCATTGAAGTCTTCGCCTATCTCCGATTCATCGTTGGTCAGCACCAGCAGGCATGGCAGATTGCCATCTCCTTTTGGGTAAGCCCTGTTCGGGAATACATTCACACCCGTTGTTGACAACCCAGTGAGTGCTACCACTAGCGCAGACCTGATCGCTGTACGTGCATGCGCCATCAGACAACCCTCAGCTCCAGCGTGACCACACCAACACCATCGCGCTGCGGTTCGCCGGAAACCTTGAAGTTTGAGGTTTGCCCGCTGACGGTGATGCTGGCGTTTTCTGCCACGCTTGGCGCATCCGATTCAAGCAACTTCAGCACCGGTTTGTTGCCAGCTACCATGCCGAACTCTGCATAGGGCTTATCAAAGATGCCGGGTATCGCCACACCCCCGCTGACCGTTGCCGTCACGTTCGCCAGCTTGGCGAACGCAGCAGCATTAGTACGGACTTCGAGGGCGGCGAAACTCATGGCATTAAGCAGCGATTACGCCGAACGCACGCAGCTTTGCCAACAACGCGTTTATCTTTGCTTTGTTTGCGTTTGCCAATGCGACAGCGGATGCCAGATCGGTAGCGTCAGCAGTTGCGATGTCGGCTTCAGCCGCTTGCGGACCTTCAGATGCATCCGATACCGCTTCATTCAGCACGACGCGAGCGGTGGTTTCACCATTGGCCTTTGCGTCTTCCAGCACGCCGATGAGGATACCCACCGTGCTGTCGGTATCGACACGCTTGTTGGCGTTATCCCAGTAAGCCTTTGCACCTTGTGCGCCAGTTGCCGTAGACAGCGCAGTCAAATCGAATACACCGCTGCGTGCGAACGGGCCAGCAACACCATTTGCCAAGTCACTTACTGCAACACCGAAGACGCTACCCACTTGCGCGCCATCGCCAGAGCTGACCGCGTAGGGCGCAGTCAGATCGAGTACATCACCTTCTTTTACGTAGTTCTTTGCCATGTCGTTCTCCTTAGAACTTAAGTTTGTTCAGGCGGCGCTGAGTGCGCCGCCGTCATTGGTTAGCCTGCGAAGGCGTTCTTTGCCATGGTGCGGTAATCCAGCGCCTTGACTGCGGCATCGAGGCGTACCTTGAATTCAACGCCATCGATATCCCAGCCGCCTTGCTGTTCCAGTGTTGGCGTCTGCACACCATCGAGATAGCTGACCTCAATGGTGTCGGTAACGCCTGGATTCGCACTGCCGTACCAGTTGTATGCGCTGGCCACATCCAAGCGAGCGTCTTCAATGACCTCAAATGTGCCGCGCACGCTGTTTGGAGTGGTGTTGTTTTTGGTAGTGGAAGTGGCGCCAACTTCGAACTCGGAATTGGCGACTACGCGAGCAGTGCCGCCCTGCGCTACCGGAACGATCAGCTTGGCTAGCTTGATATTCAACGCACCGCCGCCCGCCTTTTGCTTGGCCATCGCTACACGCATGGCATCGACACTGGCAGTGCTGATAGCGGCTGCGGTAGGCAGGTTGCCATGGTCTGCGTGGAACAGTGCCTTGCTGTCTGCCATGTTCGGATTGCTGGTGAGGATGGCATATACCAAATCTCCAACAGTACGGATCGCTGCACGCCCCATACCCAACGGGATCTTGCTGAATGCATCCAAGTCATCATTGATGATGGCCTGACGGGTCAACATGAACTTGCGACCGTAGGTAGCCAGTTGCACTGTCTCGCCACGTTCGCCGACAGTAGCGAACTTGTACTCGGCGCCTTCTTTGACTTCAAGCAAGGTTGGGAAGTCATTCAAACCAACACGACGGCCCGCCTTGAAGTCAGTCAACGTGCCAACCGATGTCCACAACTGGAAGGTCTCTTCGGATTCGTCGTAGCCTTTCAGCATGGCCTTCTCAGCTACGTTTGCCAGTATCAGCGGGAAGTCGCTGGTAGAGGTGAAGGCAGCAGCCACCACTTCCAGCTTGCTCTTTCCGCGCACATCAACGCGCTCTGCCGCTAGGCATTCGCGCGCCATGTCCATCAGCGAGTAGCCACGGAATGCGTTAGCGCGATCATCCTTAGCCAGATTGGCGCGAGCCATGATGGCAGCCTGCATACCAGCACGCGCTTTGTCGCGCGAATCTTCCAGCATCACAGCATATCCGCCCGCGATCGGCGCAGAGCCTTTGCCCAAGTGGGCCAGTAGTTTTGTGTTTGCGTCTTGCACTGAGCAGGCGATATCGTTCTCGCATGCAGATTGCAGTTCAACAATACCTTCCACACCACCGAACTTGGTGAATGCGGCTTTGATATCGGTACGACGCTGCGCTTCAGCCTGTACAGCAGCAGTTGCGGCAGCTTGGATATCGGCGTCTTTGGTAGCGGCAGCGTGTGCGGTTGCCGCCGGTTGGTTTGCTCCGGGCATATCGGTCTCCTTGGAGGTTGTTGCGGCGGCTGCCGCGATTACCTCACCGGAAGAACCCGGCAAGGTTTTGAAACGTGCAGCAAGTGCTGTACGGTCAAGGCTGGCGGCCAATGGCATGGCCGTAACGATGGCATCGACGAACTTCTCATCGATGGCTTGTTGTGCGGTGTAAAAGTGATCGACTCCATCAGTCAGCAGCGCCAGCATCTCTGCTTTGTCGCGCCCCGTCTTTGATGCATAACTAGTGGACATCGCATCAGCCCAGGTATCAAGCATGTCTGCGTATTCGCGCATATCAGCGCTATTGCCCGATGCGCTTCCCCATGGCGCATGCACCATAAGCAAGGCGTTCTCTGCCATCTCTACCGTGTCACCCGCCATCGCGATCAAACTAGCGATGCTGTAGGCCACACTATCGATGACGATCGTGACGTGCGCTTTGTGACGCTTGATGGCGTTATGGATGGCGATACCGTCAGTGACGGAACCGCCGTAGGAGTTGACGCGGATGGTGATAGCTTCGACATCAAGGGCGGCGATCTCTTTAACAAAATCTTTTGCCAGCACGGAATCGCCGTACCAGCTTTCGCCGATGTCACCGTAGATCAGGATCTCTGCTGAGGCAGCTTTGACACCCTGCGCCGATGCGCGAGAGCGGATGCTGTACCACTTGGCTTGTTGGTTTGCTTGAGACATGAGGCACACTCCAATCGATTGAGTGTGCGCAGTGTCTTAGGTGTGGAGTCTCATTTACATGCAAAGATGAGACTATTTAAGCAGCTAGCAAAATATTTTCTTCGCGTCTACGTTGCAGCTTAGTGCGGACTGGGGTTGAGATAGGAATTAACGGAATGACATTCTCGTGTTGCGGCACCAGCGGGAAGAATTCTATCTGGATAGGATCGTTAGGTTGAATAAGTATGCGACGACCGCGCCGACGACTGCCACCGCCAACACGCTGATATTGAGGTACAGGCGTCTGCACTGACTGCAAACCAAGCAATGCTCCAAAGAAGAGCGCACCTGAAAATAGCCGTCCTTTAAGCAGCGCCATTAATTATAGGCGTACCGTTTCCGGCAGCATCCGGTGTTATGCTGATGCGGGTAGCAGACCCCCCCAAGGCTTTGTATGTCTCAGTTGGCGTTCCAAGGCCTACGCGCTCACCAGCAAGTGCGGCAGCGACGATACGCAATACTTGCTCGGCTGTGAATGCGCCCTCGACCTCCTTACCCCACGTCGCACTGGCAACAGCTGCTGGCATTGTGTCGGCCATGTTATCGATCATCGCATCAGTCGTAGCGTCAGCAACGTAATAGACCTCGGTTCCACCTGCGCCAGACGGATAGGTTCCGTTGTCCTTGATGTAGTTATCAGAATGAATCATGTTGCGCTGAGTATTCGCACCAATGTAAACACCGTATCCAGAGTTGTGAACGATCTGGTTGTTCTCGAAGACGTTCATACGCGTACTGTTCGAGCTTGCACCTGTGATATTCACGCCATGCTGACGGTTGAAGTAGACCTGAGTGTTGTATGTAACGACTTCGCGCGGAGCGCCGGAAGCCAGCCCTGCGTCAGTGAATTTGATGCCGTCCCCGCCGAACTTCTCGATGACGCAGTTGAATACTTTGTGATAGTCGCCGCCCCTGAAGTGGATACCGTTGCCAGTTCCTATAGGAGTAACGCCGCCAGTATCCGCACCAACAAGGTACAGACTATCTAACTTGCAGAACTTGCCATTGACAACGATTCCGTCATGGCTTGAACCCACGGCGGTCTTGACGAATAAACCAGACACAGAGCAGTTATCAGAATTGATTGTCAGCGAGTTGCCAGTTGGAGACTGAATTATCACGCCACGGCCAGGGCCGCGCAGGTGAACATCCTCTTTATCAACTACCACAGTCTCAGCGAACGTAACCTGTCCGGCGCTCGGTGCCAGAATGGTTATCGTATCGCCGCGACCAGATACACATAGCTCAAGCGCCTTCGCTATGGTCAGTACAGGCGTTGTCGGCCCGGCGCCATCAGCCAAGTCAGAACCTTGCGGAGACACATAGAATTGACTTCCAAAACCTTGGTGTGTTGGCCGCATGGACTCGATCTGATACTTGATGTTGTCCGTATCAAGACGAGCCACCGATGAGTCCACAAGGCTCGATACTTTAGTTTCGATGGTGACGTTGTACGAACCTAGAGTCGGCACGAATGGGCTATCGCCTGACGGATCGGTGTAGAGGTTTCCATCCAACGTCAGACGATGGTTCGCTTCTTGCGGCCTAACGCGCCAGCCGTTCGTGATAAAGAACGTCACACCAAGATTCTGCGTAGCAGTGATCGCATCTCCGCCAACCGTACGAAAGGCAGGAAGCCACTTGATGTTGTCAGACAGGGCGACCCAATCTACCCATGCCGAGTACATCTCCACGCACGTAAGTGAAGTCGTACCCAGCGATAGGGAGATGATCTTTGTCGAACCATCAAAGGAGAGTGCCACTGGCTACTCCTTATGCGTACACGCGGTCAGCTTCAGCAACGAGTGACAGGCTGATACCTTTCGAGCGAGATAGCGTGCCGGTTGCCACTGCAAACTTGCCTGAGCCTGGGCGGATACCGATCAACGTCACCGCCTTATCAGTACCAGCAGTTCCCCCCAATGTGTCGCCGTCATAGTCGAAGGTGAAGGCGATCGATCCTGAGCTGATCGTGCCTGTGATTGGATTGCTGCTTGCATCAACAACAGTGATTGCACCAGCCTCGCCGTAGTCATTGCCAGCACCAGGAGGTGCGGAGAACATCAGGCGGTAGCTAGAGCCAGCACCCACCAGAACACTGTTGAAGCTCATCGTTCCCGCTGCTGTGTAAAGGTTGGTACGCTTCACGCCGCCATCGTCATAGAACTCGATACGGTTACTATCGGCTGGCAAGATGTTATCGACATACACCGATGTCGATGTGACCAGCGTATCACCCACGAATGCCAGTAAATCTGATGCCGTCTTGCCAGTAACAGAGCCAGCCGTTCCTGCCGCGTTGATGTTGCTGTTCTGGCGAAGTAGGTATTGGATCTTGGCGTAGATCTGCTCCAGCGTCGCGTTGTTGCCATCGATGATGATCTTGAAGTTACGAGATACACCAGCAATGGTGCGAGTCTGGTTCAGCGTGTAGTAGCTGACTGTGATGCCAGAGTAAGGAGCGCCAGCCATCGCCGCATCACCTGTAGCTTGAACCGCGCCCAACAGCGTTGTGATCTTCAAGTCATCTTCGTTTGACACAAGGAAGTTGACCTTGTTGGCGCCAGTACCCGTCGCACCTGTATCAGCAAGAACGGATGATTTGAACTTCTTACCGTACTCTCGCGCAAATGCTTTTGCGAATGTACGCTTGTCGAAGTTACCATGAGTTGCATCGCCAAACACCTTCACGCCTACATTGAACTGGTCTGTGAACGGGAAATTGGTTGGAGCGTCTGCTGCATCCAAGTGGTAGTAAGGCTGCACTGTAGTTGCCGGAGTGATAGAACCCAAGCCGATAAATCCTGCGTATTGAGCATTCAATACGCCAGCGGATGAGTATTCAGACCAGCCACCATCGCGCAGTGCGTTACGGGTAGAGTCGTCAGCCCAATTCCAACCTGAGAATGTCGCACCATCCGTACCGATCTGGAACTGACCAGAGAGTGCGTCAATCGCGTACATTGGGAAAGGCGAGTCTTGGTAGGTCGATGTCGCCCACAAGTCAACCAGCTTTGAGTACACCGCTTGCAGCGTGACGCCATCCTTGAACACTAAGTTGCCTGCGGCAAGCAGCTGGATGGTCTTGGCCGTTTCGTCGATAACGATCTCGGTTCCTACGTTGAGTGATGCCTTGCTTGTGATCTTTGCCATGGTAATACTCCTTATGCTTGGTAATTACGATCTGCTGTTAGTGATACAGGGATAGATGCATCTGATGAGCCAAGCGTCAACCCTCGAATATAGTACGGGACGTACCCCGCCTTGATGAAGCCAATATCAATCGTCGGCGTTCCAGAGTATGCGTAGGCGTATGACGTAGTTCCGTGAGCATCAACCTGTGCCAGTATCGTGCTGGTTCCTGCTGTCAATATAACGATGTCGCATCCGGTGGGCAGGCCAGTGAATGTCACCGTCGCGCCAGATACCACATTGACTGTAGCGCCTGCTGTGCGGATAGATGGTGTTGATCCACCCCCTGCGATATTGATAGTCACCGTACCACTGGCGATGTTGACGAATATCGCCTCGTTGCCAGTCGAGCCATTGGATGCGGCGTAGCCACTGAACGTATTTCCAGACAGAGAGATTGTTGCTGCCGTGCCAGACACCTCGATTGCATGACCAGTTCCGCTCGATGTGAATGAGCAGTTGGTGATGTTGTCCATATCGCCCAAAGCGGCTGAGATTATCTTGCTGTTGCTGAATGTGCAGTTATCAATCACCGCAGCATTCTGCGTAATGGTCAAGCAGTTGGTGAAGACCATCTGCGTCCAAGTCCATACGGGACGAAGCTGCACATCACCCATGCCGATCAGCGATGTTCCTTTGAAGTCCCACGCTGCCGCAGCAGAGGCTGAGGCGTGAACTTGGAACGCTTGCTTTGAGCCGCCGTTGATAATCGAGTTGGTTATCTTGATAGTGCCAGTCGCGCTTGGGTAAAAGATGAATCCCAAGCTGTTGTCTGTGCCGTTGAAGTTGATGAGGCCAGCAGCCACGTTCTTCTTTGATGGGAACTCGACAGCCACCGAATCAATTTGGAAGTTGATTGGGTTGGTTCCATCACCGAACTGCACCTTCTGATACACAACGTACTGGTTCGCGCCCTGCTGAACTACCGACAGGCGCTCTTTATCAACCGCGATGAGGCGCTTCAGCGCAGGCATATCCATCGTGTAAGTTCCAGACGATACGACTGTCGTCCCCATCTGCCAGAACATGCCGAAGCAATCCTTACCAGTCAGAGTGCCGACACCTCCGCGCCACAGCCCTATCTGACGAACGTCTGTAGCTGATAGCGTTCCGTTGGTGGCGATGGTGTCTGTATTTGATGGGTTGATGATGACAGGAACGGGGTTGCCGTAATCCTGCGGCACATCCTTGGCGTATATCTGCCATACCTTCCAGTTCGCCCCTGCTGTTGCGCCCGAATGCAACCCCATCCACACACCACGACCAGAGGCGATCGTCGTTGCAGTCTGGATAGCGTTTGGGGTTGCACGGCGAATCGAAGTCAGGATGTTTGTATCGGCGCCAATGTTGTACCGAGCAGCAGCTAGAACGATATTTGCGCCGGACATCTGGTTGGCGGTGGTGGCATTGGTAATGCCCATCATGCCGTGATACGAATTCACATCCAGCCCGATGTCGGCAGTCACCGCCACTGTCGCTGAGTTGCAAGTCTTACCAGCGATTGAAGTCCCAAAGTTTGCCGTGTTCGCAGCGATTGGGGTATTTCCGTCATACGCTACAGTACCCACGTTTGGGTCGATGATGGTGCAACCCTCAGAGGTGATGTGATTCGGGATGACCGTCGCCCCAGCGATAGGGGCGGCGATGACCACACCAACCTTGTGAGTGACAGATACAGGCGCAATCATGTAGCGAAGCGTCGATGTACCAGCCACCTTCTGCAATGCCCACGCGGAGCCGCAACCCTCGGCAGAACCGTCCGAGATTGCAAGCTGGCTCATATCCGACTCAACGCCGAACATGCCAGCGTTCGAGCCTGTGGATGCTAGGAAGTAAGCAACGATAGAGTTATCTCGCGCTGTAACTGGCTGCGGCATTGCTATGCGTACACCCGTCGCGGTTGTTTGAGATACGGTCGGCGCAGCATCTGCATAAGCATCACCGTACACCTCCAATATGCCTGAGTAGGTTTCAACAACCGAGCCAGTCACAACAAAGTCTGCCTCGGCTGCTGAAGTGGCCTTCTTCCAGAACATGCCAGTAGTTGTATTGGCGAACAGTTGCGCCCATCCAGTACCAAGCCCGCTCCAAGTAGGCGCACCCGTGTCCGACACAACGTAGGCGATCATCAAGTCGCCTATCGCGTGGTCGCACATCGGTATGGTCAAGCCACCATCAGCAGTGCTTGTCTCATACGCCACTTGGAAATCGCGGAGGAATGGCACTGCTACCCCTTACGCAAGCGTAGAGAACGTATGTACAAAGATTGAGTCGCCCAAGATATAGGCGTTATCAGTCGATTCATTTGGTGGCAGATGAGTCTCGTAAAGCGTCTCGAACTGCGCCCACTCCTTATTGGACATCAGGCCAGTCCAGTATCCAGCCTCGTAGCCAGAGTCAGCGATGAGCTGGTTTGCGTTTGGGATCTCAAGCCAATCAGGTGGAACAACGGTCAGGATCTCACTCATGGTGGCCTCCAACTTTAACGGTTACGCCAGCGGCGCGAAGCTCATCATGGATGGGCAATAACGCGGAAACCTTCAGTTTCACGCGCTGCTCGTCAGATTCCCAATCGACCTTAACTTCGGTGATGTTTGGAACGACAGCGCCATTCAAGAACACTTGCGGCGTCGGCGTATTAAGGCCGATGAATACCAGACTGCCTTGTACTGATTGCATGGCCTACTCCTTATCAAAATTGAATGTGGTTGTGGCGCTTGTAAGCTCTTGCGTAGATGGATCGCGCTCATAGATTTGGGTAGAGCTTTGCGGGTGTGTCACTACAACAGGTGCAGGTTGTACATCGTTAGTTACTGCCACCGTCACCAGTGGCTCGGCGATATGGTTGTGCACTTCGGGCGCAACGACAGTCACCGCTGCTGGTTCTACGGTAACTTGAGTGGCTGCAATATGGTTATGGATCTCTGGCGAGCTGACAGTTATTGTCTGCGCCGGCTGTTCGCGGCTAGCCAGCGCAGTGATTCCTGCTGCAATACCACTCATCACTTCACGATGCGCTAATGCATTTGCATCTTGTGCAGACGTATCGACCGGAGAAGCTGGCGGCGTAGCCTGTACTTTTTCATTCGCCAGATCCGAGCCAAATATCAATTCTTTATCCTTTGACTCTTTACGGAATGCAGCGATCTGCTCCATCACGTCACGAGGGTTACCACCGCGCTTGCGGATGACTTCGACTTCACTTGCAAATCCATCCTGTACCAGCTGGTGCCATGCGTTAGCCTCCTTCATGGGGTCAATCCATGGCATCGATTGCCCAACGAATAGTGCATCATCTTCGCTGAATGGCTCCAGATCGGCAGGCATAGGCACAACGCCAGAAAGATGCGCTGCCATGACGAACCACTCCCAAACTGGCTGCACTTCCATGCCCACAAAGTCGTCAGTGAGGATGGCGTAATTGACCCACTGTTCTACGAGCTCTTGGCGTTGCGCTGAATAAGTTCCGTTGTAATCACGTGCGATGCTGGAATAGCTGCCACCGATACCCGCTGCCACGGCGCGCAATTGGCCTTGACGGAAAGTGACTACGTTTGGGTTTGGGCGGTTGGAATCGATAAGACCTATCTCTTCGCCAAGCCCAAGATTATCGATGATGGTGCCAGGGCCGAATGAGATCTCACGCGGTATCGCATTTCCATCAGCATCTTTCTCAGCAGATGCATTTGGATCGTAGAGATCCGGGGAGCCTTTTTTTACATATGCCGTCAGTGATGCGGCGATCTTTGCGGCGATGCGCTCGCTCTCTTCGTAGTCTTTGATATCTTCAAGTCTGGTGATTACGCTGGCGAATTCAGATACACCGCGCATCTGTCCGATACGATCGATACTGGCCAGTTGCAATACACGTGATGCTTCAACGTATTTAAGGTCATTGCTACGTGTGAGCGATACACGATCATTAGGGAAGGTCTTCCAGACATAGTAGCCAGTTGGCTTTCCCCATGCATTACGCTGAATGCCTTGGCGGATGTTCTTGCTCTGGTCTTCATAATCCATCGGGATCATGTCGGCCTCGAACAACTCAAGCGAGAATGGAACACGTGTGCCGTGCTCAAGGAATTGCACTTTTCCGATCAGGCCTTGCGTGAACACTTCACCATCACGGAACCATGTCTTGGCGATCATGCGTTGCAACTTAGACCAGGTGAAACGTTGCGTCACATCTGGGCATTTACACCAATCCCGCCATGCGTCACGCAACGACTTTGCATACTCCGCATGGATGGTTCCATTTTTACGGCGCGGCTGCGGTTCAATACCGATACCATTGGGACCGATGACATTATTGACCAGAACGCGTAGTGCACCGCGCGCGATGTCATGGTTCTGTTCTAAGTTACGCGCCAGTGTACGCAGCGCTACAGCGCCTTGCTGCACTTGCAAGTCAGGATGGCGCTGATCGCGTGCCATCTTGCGCATGCGTGATGGTGTGGCGGCTTCATATTGCGCAGATACTTTTTCATAGATGCGACGCATCTGAGCACGGCGCAAGCCATGCTCTGGACTAATAAATCCGACAATACGGTCGATTGCGTTTAGTGTTGAGCGGCTCATCTGCTATACCGCCCGGTGTTTGAATTATTGAAGCTGGCGACCTTCATCTCCAAACCGCCAATCATAGGAGCCTTGTTCGACTTTGCGCTTTCAGCTGCGACGCGACGCTCCCATTCTTTGCGGCCAGCAATGATGTTTGGCAGGTCTTCCATGCGCAGTTTGCGGTCTCCGAAGCTGACCTCTTTACCATCGAGCAACGCTAGTTCGGCCGTCAGATACTTGTCGCGCATTTCTGTTGCAGTTGGAGCAGCCATCGGAGAAACCCTCGATATTCAGGTTCGCCGATGGTGCTAGGGATGGAGTCTCATTTACATGGGAAGATGAGACTATTTAGACGGAAGTAACCTATCCGCGCATCGATCCGGCATATTTTCACCAGCCTCATATTGAAACTGATAGCCAAAGCGGATGTCTTTCAACCCACAACTCCATGCAACAGCATGGCCTTTACTTTTCAGATCCGGCTTGCAGCGGCGATGCTGGCAGGTGTAGCACGGCTTTTTCATTCACCCTTCAGCATCCTGTAAAACTGCGCCTTGCTGAGATTGTGCTTTGCGCATACTTCTTTACGGTTCTTCCCGTTGAATTCACTCAACACGGCATCACGACGTGCATCCCTATCTACCTTGGGGATGTATATGGCCGAACCACCATATTCACGCGCAATGCGTAATTTGAATTCAAGCGCCTCCGAGTCAGCAAACTTATCCGGCCCCATCACCTCGCGCAGCGTTTCTTCCATGAACTTCAACACCGACTCTCCACATTTCATTTGAATCCCCTTTGTGACCATTCATCTTTTGCGATTGCGCTGCGTGGAACTGCTTTTTTTACGACCGCTGCCGGTATAGGCGTCTGCACTTTGAGTTCAGTCTTGGCGATCAACTCATCCATATTTTCAGCAGCAGGCTGATTGAACAGATCGCCGACCAGCGGCTGCACTCGCTTCTCTAGGTCATCCCAAAACTTCGCGCCTTTCTTGCCCAGCTCAAAGTAGGTTTCCAGCCACACACACCCGATCGCGCAGTCCCATGCTTCGACGCGCTTGCGGATTGCGGTCCATGAAGATTCTTCACCGCGCGTGGTACGGCGTGTGGTGCGCGCTTCGCCGGTGAATTGCTTGAAGTATTCATCACTCAGTTCGCTGCTGAAGTGGACATAGCCGGGGCCCGGCTTGGTGATTTGCAGGCGACCATGAAGCAGGTCTTTGGCGTGGTTGGTACCGACCCACCACAGCACCAGACCGTTCTTACGCAAGCGGCCTTTCCAGTCGATATCCACTTTGCTGGCGCCGTCGCGGATATGCTTTTCGCGACCGCTGCGCCCCTTGGTGGCAAATACTTTGCGGCGACTGTTTTTAGATGCCCAGTTATAAACGGCGTGCGTGTTGTGGCCACCTGTGTCGATGGCCGAACCTTGGATGCGTAAGCGCTGTCCGCTGGCGTGTAGGAAATCGGCCTCAAACAGGAACTCGTCGAGATCTGCCCACACTTCTTCTTCATCTGGATTGCCGAAGAAAACACGATGCGCCACAACCCACATCTCGCACCCACGCCCGTATGCCCACACGCTAGTTTCCAACCGGTTCGGCTGAGTGTCGGTATAGGCCAGCAAGTACAACCCACCCATGGGAACGCGCTCAAGTGGATACGGCTCCGCACGTGCGCGCAGCTCGTTGTCGTCGGTCTTCTCGAATTCTTCTGCCCAGTATTCTCCGAGCGTGGTGTTCCAGAATGTTTGGAGTTTTTCTTTCTTTCCCTCGCCGGATTCACGCACGGCGGCCAAGAAGTCGCGCACCAAACTTACCCATGATACGTTTGGACTATAGGCACTCCAGATGTGGAATGCGACACGCTCGGGTGGACGGATGATGTCTCCGGCAGCGTTGCGGAACACACCATCGTTATCCAGTGTAGTTCCATCATCAGCCTGATAGCGACCAAGCCTATCCAGATCGATGCCGAGATATTGCGCCTGGGTAACTAGTGCGCCACAGTGCGGACACAAATGACGCACGCTATCTGGATCGTCGTTGCTCCATTTGAATCCAGTCGGCTCTTCCTTACCACCCCATACCAGCGGATGATATTCACCGCACTCTGGGCACGGTATATGTGCACGCAGCAGCAGGTCTGCCTCATTCTCTCGCTTCTCGATATTCGAGAAGCCTTTGAGTTTTGGTGTAGTACCGAACACCAGCTTTGGGAATGTCGCTCCCTCGACACGCTTGGCCGCCAGCGTGCCGGGGTCGCCTTCTTTTTCGATGTTTGCATCGAAGGCATCGTACTCATCTAGGAAGGCAACATCTGCACTGATGCGTCGATAGTTCTTCGCTGCCTTTCCGCCCTTTAGATGCGCCATGCTGCCGAGGAACTTCTTCGCTTGTAGCGTGTTATCTTTGTCGCGCTTCAAGTAAGCAGGGAACACAGACTCCATTACTGCAACGTCGCGCAGCATCGGATCAAGCTCGGTCTTTACGAACTCATCGCGGTCATCATCAGTGGGTTGCCACAACACTTGATTGCGACGCTTATGCTGTGCGAAGTATCCCATCGCAGCCAGAATGATCTTGGTGTAACCAACCCGCGCCGACTTGCGCCAGATCACCTCACGGATATCGTCGTTGCTGATGCAACACATGATCGAACGCTGGAACCACCATGGCGTCCACTGCTGCTCGACGTAGGATGACTCGGCTGACAAATAGAAATGCTCGCGCGCCCACTTGTCCAACGACATCGGCTCTGGCACCCCAAACGCACCCAACCCGCGTACCAGATGTTTCTCCAGTGCCGGGATGATGAAGCGGGTGTGTTCGGACAGATCCATCAGGCCACCTCGTCGATTATCAAGTCATCGCGCTGGTTATCTACAGCCGGAGCATCGTCAAGATCAGACAGCGAAATAGCCGCCACCGTGTTGCGCGCTTTCGCTACCTCGCCTGCGATAAGGTCGATGTCGTCAGCTGTCAGCAGTGGAACACGGCGGCGGATCATTCCCGGTATCGCATCGAGCACACCAGCAACCTTCGAGGCCGCCTTCGTCAACACCTCCTCGATGAGTGCAACCGGAGCAAGCTCACCACGCGTTACTGCATTCTGCATCGCGATCTTGTCTGCCTGCTCACGCGCAAGCCGTGCACGCTCAGCAGCCAACTCTCCAACCGCCCCTTCACCACCTCTGCCAGCGGCAGCTTCACGTAGACGACGGATATATGCCAAGCGGATCTGGCCAAGGTCAGCAGATTTCCAGTCGATACCAATCTCTTGCAACAGCTGGCTCACCGCCTGCTGGCTCATATCAAGATGGTCTGCAATATCCTGTTGACTCAACACCTCACAACCCCCTTAGCAAAAACTCACAACTAGAGAACGATCGGGGTACTAATCACCCGTGCTGGGAAAGCTGGGGGAGTACCTTGTGAATTAGGCAGTTGCGTACTGTTTGCAGTGCGCAACTCGAACGTATACACGTCTACACTTGGTGTCATTTTGCCGTCCTCATTGCGTTTTCAAACTCTCTGTCGAACTCGGTGTTCCATACCTTGTCGATAGTGCTAGATGCCGTTTCGTAGTAACGGATGATCTTGCCGTATGAGGGTGCAGACACGAACAGAATGATTGGCCGCACGAATGATTTACCTGCCTCCCCATTAGGGTAGTGACGCTCCCAGATACCATCTGGCAATCCAGTGTCGCGGCCACCTCGGATGTACGCGAATCCCCACTGCATTCCCTTGCCTTTGATCAGTCGCTTTGTACTCTTTCGGTTCATGCGGTAGCCCTGCTCTGGGAACGCTTTGAACCACGATAGGATCTGTACGATCTTGGCTCCACTCAGGTTGCCGTACTGGTCTATCGCATTGCTTCGTTTGGCGAACACACCATACGTTCCAGCAGGCATCACCCCCGCCTTTTGCAAGGCGACCTCATAACGCTTGTTCACACGACCACCGCCAGTGATAAGTGCTTCAAGGTAACGGTCTGGAGTAATGCTTGACTTGCCAGATGTACCAGCTGCGAATGCGCTTTGTGCAGTCTTGTGCGAACCATCACGCAACCCAATCACCGCCTTGAGATTGCTCTTTGTTGCATACTCGTAAACAAACATGGCGCGCTTAGTTGCTGGTGTTGGTCGGTCAATAGCGCTCATGATTTCATCCTGCACGGCTACATTGCTGATCTTGGCGGTAGTATTCAAAGCCTTCGATGCAGCAAAGCGCATCTGCTTTTCGATGGTTTTCGAAAAGCCAGCCAACTCATCCAACCCTTCAACCTTTATGCTGAACACATTACCTCCGATGATTTTGAGCGCTGAGACTGCACAACTTTGGCGATGCGCTCGCGGTCGATCTGCCTATCAATTTGAATCACCCTATTGCGATACGCATCGTCAGATTCAGCTTCAAGCCGCTCTATGCCAAGCCTGCGTCCGCGATTCATCACGCCGTCGGATGAACTCCTCCAATCCCATCCTGTAGACGGTTTTGGCGGCCCTTGAGCAGCGCATGGCGCGTTTGCTGTGCCGAGATTGGCGTACCACTTCGCCTTGAACCATGCCCAGTCCTGTTTCACACAACACTCGATGGCTTGCAGAAAACTCAACCCAGCTGCTTTGGCTTCGTCTTCGATGAGTTCGACAGCGCCAAGGTCTGTCACCTGCTCTTTCGCTGATCGGATGCCCAACCACTTTTCAGAAAGATCACCTGATACACCTCGCTCGGTCAGAAGTTCTCGCGCGCAATCTGTAATTACCTCGGTTGCTTTTAAAGTGATGGTTACTGATGGTTCGGGTGACATAGCTGTGTCACCCTTAATCGCTGTTTTTGTCACCCTTAGACAATCATGGGTTTCGTTTTTGTCACCCTTAATTTCATCTAAGGGTGTCATAGCTGTGTCACCCTTATCATCACCATCTAAGGGTGACAAAATGTCACCCTTATTTCTCAATGACTCAAAATCAGCCCCAGCGATCCAGTCAGGATTTATTTTGTATTCGTTCGGGTCTTTTGGACCGCGCCCACCTTCCCTAACCAGTAACAGCCAACCAGATTCCTGCATGGCTATCAGTTGCCGCTGAACCGTTCTAGAGCTCTGCCTAGACTTCTTAGCAAGCGAATCGACACCCGGCCAAATGTGTGATCCATCTTCATGAGCATGGTCAGCCAAAGCCAGAGCAAGAACGTATTCACCGCCACCCTCTGGGTAGCGGTCGAACACCATAGACATCATACGAACGCTCACACAGCTATCCTCCGAGCAGTATTTAACTCACCCGTATGGCGAACGTCACGCGATTCGAATTGAGGAAAGAATCGACCGTCTTTTACATCGCCAGTCCATACCTCACCCTCGCGCGCGAGATCGGCACGGGAACGCTGACGGAACGATTGGAACGACATATCGTCTGGCTGCATGGACATGTACACCATGTTCATCACCACACCACCTTTGATCGCCGCCCACACCTTCCCAGGTGGGAAGGGATACGGCAGCGCATACGATTGAAGCGGTTGCGACTTCATGCAGCCACCTCGGAATAGAGCACAACCATCCGGCCAATGCTTACGCTATGGCTCCGCGCTGATAGCGCGGTGGTCATCTGCGGAATCCCACTCAAAAGGAGGAGTAGTCTCATTTGACCAAGCCTTTTTTCTTCGCGGCTTGGTGCTGTGCTCGGTACAACTCGCGTGTTTCGGCAAGCTTCTCCATCGCCTCTTCACATGCAAGATCAATGCGCTTCCATTCCTTCGTACTGATCAACTCTCCGCAGTCTTTTCCCTTGTCTACACCATCAGACAAGGCCTGAGCGATGCTGGATACATCGTGCATAAGTGCACTGATCTGCTTTAACCCTTCCGGCGAACCTTCACGCATCGCCCTCGGAATTGGAATTGCCAAGTGGTCATGCTTATGGCAAAACACCACCACCGACCTTGACCAATCATGCACGTCACGGATGCGCAGAAAGTTCAAAATCTCATCAACATCGGTTTCATAATCGAGTGGATATCCTTTTTCTCCACGCAGCTTCGCGTAGAGAGTTGAAAGCGGAATGTCCATATCCGAAGCCAACTGCTTAGGCCCGCCTGGATATTTCTTCACCGCCCCATACAGCGCCCCCAGCGGGGATGATTGATCAATTGGAAGCGTCACAATAATTACCCCCTTCGATTACTGTTTTTTTGTTGTTGTCGAGCACGTATCTTTTGCACATGAACACCAGACACCTAATCACCCGAGCAAAAAAGAATGCCACCCGACCGCTAGGCCGGATGGCATCAAGCCGCACTGATGGCGGAACCCGCTCAGGGAGGAGAAACGGGGTTTGGTTGAGGCGCGGTTCACGCGGCCTCCTGCTTCATAAAGTAGTCGTAGAGCGTCTGTATGTGATGGACGTTTGGAGCCTTGATATCCCCCTGGGCAATCTTAGTTACCGTGGAGAATGGAACACCAGTCTCAGCTGCAACCCTCTTTTGGGGGATACGCTTTGACTTAAATCGCTCCATGACTACATCGTATATTTTTTCATTTGTATCCATAGGCGGGCACTCTATACCCATCTATGGGTCTTTGCAATACCCACCAACGGATAGCACGCTTATGGATAATCCAATCATGGCTATTACCGACAATATTGCGAAAAATCTAAACTCTTGGATGGCTTCAAGCCCGTCGCTGGACACTATCAAGAAAGTATCTGCTCGATCTGGAGTTGGCTTTGGGACTGTACAGCGCGTTAAGAACGGGGACGGAAACCCAACAGTTAATAACCTTGCCGATATTGCAAAGGCATTCGGCAAGAAATTAGAAGATATATTGGCAGCTAATAGTGATGAACTATCAAAATACCCAGAAATATCCGCTCAGCGATTCTCAATTAAAGAAAAACCCACTCAGCAAGAGCTGCAACAAGAAATAGTAAGCCAATTATCCGATATGGATATTGATGACCAGAATGTATGGTTAGCCACAATAACAGCTGCCGCAAATAAGGCGCGAAGATCAAAACAGGTTGAGAGAGATGGAAAGGATCACGAGCAAACAACTCGCGATCCGCCAAAAGTCAAACGGCACGTCGCCTAACTTTGGTCTCACCGACGGCGTGCCGTAATCATGAACGAGATCCACCCCAACAGTTATTTCTTTTTAAGTTTGGATAAAGGGAAAATACATGTCGATAATACATTGCAGTGAATGCAACAAAGAGATCAGCGACAAGGCCGCATCCTGCCCACATTGCGGCAACCCAATCGACCCATCCGATGTAAGCAGATTCTTTTCCGGAGCAGCCACCAAAAGACCTATTCCAATCAACACTCCAGAGGGTAGCAGGCGATGCCTGCGCTGTAGCTATGTCGGCCCAATGAAGACATGGCTGCGCAACTACAACGCACCTCAATTCATCACACTCATATTGCTATTCTTCTGGGTGATCCCAGGGCTAATATTCATCGCTTGGGGATGGGGGAAACATAAGTGCCCACAATGTGGGGCGATAGATAGCAGCGTAGGCACTTAAACGCGATGACAGAATATAAAAAGATCGACACACTGGCACATATAAAGAGAATCGATGTGGTGGGTATCGACCCGCTGACAGAAAATATCATCATTGAGGTTTATGCTGGGCCGCAGCACAGCGATGCAATTAAGGACTTCGGCTGTTTCTCGGTAACACGAGACGCACTTGAACAGTTGCACCACCAAACCGCTGACGCACTGGAAGCAGAAGAAACACCAGCACACGCCTAAATATAGACACCCCCATCTAACACCTCCAATTTAAGCCCTAGAACACTACTGCGGCTTTTATTTTGCCACATCAATCCATTTATGGGTTGACATAGTACCCGCCAATGGGTATTGTTTCGCCAAATCCAAACCGGAACGGAGACGGAAATGGCGACCAACCCACTCAGCAGAACGCAACGCAAGCTCGAAAGCCTTGAGCTTATCCACCTGCGTCAGCTTGCCGCCGACCTTCACGACCAACTAGAGAGCGCCAACGAGAGCATTGAGTTCTGGCGCGATTACGCCATGCAGTTGCAAGACATGCAGATGGATGAAAACTTCGCCACGCACCGCGCCATCGGCATCAATAAGGCAGGCGAGACGATGGTGGTTGCGCTGTCATGAACACCGAGCCCGAATACTTCACCGCTGCCGAGATAACCACTGCGTACCGCAAGGCGCGGCTGCGCTACAAGGGCATCTCGCTACTCCGCGCGCTGAATGATCCGCTGCTCTACAAGGCGCTCTCCGCACAAATCAAAGCATCCCGTAAACAGCAACACGGCAACCCTGCGCCGATGCAGCAGGCCGCTTAGGAGTCGCGATGAATTCACCCACCCCACATAAAGAGATTGCAGACGTATGTACACGAGACCACACCGTCGCCGTGCTGATCAAAGCCGCGCTAGACGCAGTGATGGAACTTGACCATATCAAGAACAAAGCAAACCTCACCCAGGATGAACACGACGCCGCAGAGCAGATCGTGGAGCGTTGCCATGCGGCCATCAACGATGCGCAAAAGGAATACTCACTATGAACCACTACCTCATCACCCTCATCCACGGCGGCGAGAAGATCGTGCGCAACGTCATCGCGCACAGTTCCATGCAAGCCACGCTGATCGGCATTCGCATGCTGCCCGATACGAACGCGCCACTCGCCATCATTTGCAAACCAGCGGAGGCCGCATGAACTCAAAACTACACATCCCGCGCATCACCAAGCGACGCAACCCGCTATGGCTCACCAACTTCGCCAAGCGCATCGGTGAATTCCGCCGCTTACGACGCAGCGGCCTTGGCTTCCGCTCATCGTTTCGTTGCGCGATGTATTGCCGACTTAAATGAGATTCATCTACGCCATCTTCGCCTTGCTCTATTCGGCCAGCGTCACGCCGAGCGAAGTGAAGCTGCAATGGTGGCAACCCTACGAATTTGGACGCTGCACCAAGACCGATATCAAAGAGCTTGGTAGCTGCGGAAAACTGGAAGTGAAAAGGAGGCCGATATGGCGCGCAACAACTACACAGAACTGACTGAAATAGTGAAGAAGCAACTGATTGAGCATCACCGTCATGCGGTCTTCAGCATTGCCACCATTCAAAAGATGGAGGGCATGGAAAGCCTGCCCTATAACGCTTTCAGCAACATCATCACCCGGCTGATGAATAAACACCTGATCGTTAAGTTAGCCAAAGGAAAGCGCGTGGACGGCGGCACGGGAATGAATCTTTACCAACTCGCCAAGCAACTGCCCAGCGATTGTGAAGAGCCCTCGTCCACCAAGAAAACGTCTGCCGACTTCCAGCGCGATGCACGTGAACGCATCGAGTACATGAATCAATGCCAACTGCGCCTTGCCAAAGCACTGGGCTTGCCTTGCAGGCCAGCGTATCAGCTGAGAGCAGAAGAAAGGAAGGCAGCATGAGCCAGCAAATCTACGCAAAGGTAAAACGCAGCAGCAAGTATTCCCATCAAAACAAGATGGCCGAACAAGGCCATTGGGGTTTGCCATTCGCGGTGGAGATATCTGCGATAGAAGACGCCTACTGCGTGAGCGGAGGGCCCGGCGGAAAGTATCGTCTCTCCGACTTGAATCTGTTCGTCATCGACGACGCAAAAGAAGTGAGGATCGCGTGACCGAACTCATCCTCTTCGTCAGCACCTTCGTGCTCGTCTTCGCGCTTGGGCTGCAATCACTCAACGTGAACAACGGCCATCACTACGCCGCCGCCGTCACTAGCTTCGCCATCGGCGCGATGCAGATGGTGTTATTCAAACTTGCCCCCGACGCAAGCTGGAGCGAGATCGCCGCCTTCCTACTCGGCGGACCATTCGGCATCACCACATCGATGTGGGCGCATCCGCGCCTGCATCAAATCCTCAAACGCAACAAATAACCCACCACAAGGAGACCTCAAATGAACGCCCCTGTCATTTTGCAACACACCATCGCCATCGAGCATCTATACCCATCACCTACCAACCCGCGCAAGCGCTTCGACGAAGCCAAGTTGAAAGAGTTGGCCGCATCCATCACCGCACAAGGCGTGCTGCAACCACTATTGGTACGCAAGTGGAGCGCCAATTTAGATGTGCCACGCGGGAAAAACTTTGGAGACATGGCCAATGCTTATGAGGTCATTGCCGGAGAGCGTCGCTTCCGCGCATCCAAACTCGCAGGGCTGAGCGAAGTGCCATGCTTCGTGCGCGAACTCACCGACCTGCAAGTGCTACACGCCCAGGTGATCGAGAACTTGCAGCGCGACGACTTACACCCCATCGAAGAGGCAGAGGGTTACGAGAGCCTATTGCAAACACTGGATGAGAACGAAGAAAAGTTCACCGCAGACACCATCGCCCTAGAGATCGGCAAGAGCCGCGCCTACATCTATGGCCGCCTGAAGTTGCTCGACTTGTGCCAAGAAGCACGCGACGCCTTCTTTGGCGGGAAGATAGAGAACTCCATCGCACAACTGATCGCACGCATCCCCACGCATTTACTCCAGATCGAGGCACTCACCGACATCATCGACGATGACATGTCCTATCGCCAAGCCAAGGAATACATCCAGCGCCGCTTCATGCTTGACCTCGCGACCGCACCGTTCGAGATCAAAGATGCCAAGCTGCTTGAAAAGGCCGGAGCCTGCACCAACTGCATCAAGCGCACTGGCAATCAGCCCGAGTTGTTTGACGATGTGAAGAGTAAAGACGTCTGTACTGACACCACCTGTTTCGCAGAAAAGAAGGCCGCGCACATCACTTCCACCATCGCCAAAGCAGAGGCCAATGGTGATGAAGTGATCCTTAAAGCAGATGCAAAAAAAATATTGAGCTATGCCGGGTCGTACTGGATAGACAACGACTTGCATCGCTCGAATCTGGCACGTCTGGAGAGCGAGATACCGGGCGACGCACAACAAAGGACATACAAAGATGCGCTCGAAACACACGGCCTACTGAGCGGTAAAAAAGCTCTGCACAAGTGCATCATCGAAAACCCGTTCGAGGATGGAATCATCGAGGCCATCAATATCAAAGGCGCAATGGAAGCGCTGACTAAGGCTGGCTTCAAGATCGAAGAAGAGAAACAAACGGAACAACTCAATGAAAAAGCCAAAGCCGAATCAGAGAGAAACAAAAAACAAGCTGAAGATAACGCTCGTATCGAAGCCGAGATCACTCGCCAGAATGCGATCCGCAGCCGCCTGTTCGCCGCTATCCGCCAAAAGACCGCAGACGACCTATCGCAAGGCATCGTAGCTGAAGGCCTATATCGCTTGCTTGCAACAGCGGTAGTCCGCGAATGGGCAGGCGCTTGGAATGACACGGAAGAACTGTTGCAGCACTACTTGCCAGATGAATCATTCCAAGAAGATGCCGAGTTCGAAGATGAAACCGCACGCATCGTCGCCAAGATGACTACCCAGCAACACTTCCTGATCCTCATCGATTGTTTAGTGATGGGCGAAGTGGAAGTGCATCGCTATAGCCTAGACGAAAAGCCAACCACCCTACTTGACGCCGCCAACACGCTCGGCATCGATGCCGACGCCATCGAGCAAGAAGTGATGGGCCTCACCAAACTAACCAAACCCACCAAGACAAAAGTAAAGAAAGGAGCAGCAGCATGAGCTACATCACCGTACCCGAAACAACCCTACCCAACGGCCACGTTGAGCCAGCATTCCAAGTAGGCCAGTTCCTATGCAGCAAGGGCGCAGATGGAAAAGCCCAAGTGACCGCTGACGACACACCGTGGGTGCGCATCAACTTCGCCGATGCCAAGGCCGCGTGCGAAGCGATCGGCGCGTCACTCATCACCGAGACCCAAGCACTGGCCATTGCGCATAACGTGGCCGCGCAAGATTGCAACTGGACCAAAGGCAAGGTAGGCGAAGGCAAGCTATTCCGTGGCCTGCGCAAAGGCAACGTATCCAGCGCACAGCCAGGAACACACGAGTCCATCGATAAGAAAGAACGCCGCTGGCTAACGCTCAGCAATGGCGAGCGTATCTGCGACATCAACGGCAATGCCTACTCATGGATCTTCGACAACGTACAAGGTGATGCAGGCGGACTCGCAGGGATCATCGAAGCGGATTCCATGTCGCTGCAAGCGCCCTTCCCATCGATGCAGAAAGGAATGGGATGGCGTCCAACTGCGCGCTGCGATTGGTCCGGCCATGCGCTCATCCGGGGCGGCTGCTGGTATTCCGGGTCGTATGCGGGCGTCTTCTGTCTCTACGGCGTCTGGCGCGGCGGCGAGGACGTCGACGTCGGCTTCCGCTGCACCAAGGGTCTCTGAACACTGGTCACAGGTCGCGGCGTAAGCCGTGGCCGCTTTAATCACTTACACATAGGAGCCACACCATGAACGCAATCGACCAACACCAACTCGGCCTATACGGCAAGTTCAACATCACGCGCACCGACGGCAAGGATGCACCCGGCGAGAAGCACCACGGAGACCAATACTTCGTGCTCAACCTGACCACAGACAAACACTCCACGCCCGCGCTGATCGCCTACATCGAGTCATGCGAATCAGAGTATCCCGTGCTCGCCGCCGATCTGCGCGCACTCGTCGCCAACAAGGTATTGGCAGAGACTTCCTACATCACCGTGCCACAAGTGACACTGCCAGATGGAACGGTGGTGGAATCGTTCCTTGCCGCCAAATATCTATCCTCGCGCGGTGCGGGCGGCTACGCACTCTCCACCGCTGATGGTAAGCCTTGGGTAAATATCAACTACGACGATGCGCGCAAAGCCTGCTTGCTTTCAGGTGCGACACTCATTCTCGAATCTCAGGCACTCGCTATCGCTTACGACATCAGCCAGCAAGACATCAACTGGACGGGCGGAAAGGTTGGCGCTGGGTCGATCTATCAAGGGCTTCATCTCGGCAGCGTAAGCGAAGCGAAGCCCGCATCGTTCGAGCCGCAAGAATCAGAACGTCGCTGGCACCAACTCAGCAACGGCGAACGCATCTATGACTTCGCAGGCAATGCCTTCTCATGGGTATTCGACAACGTGCAAGGCGACATCGATGGCAAGAACAGCAAGATCGCCGCCGACTCCATCTCGCTGACGACCGCCCCTTACCCATCGACTGAAAAAGGCATGGGCTGGCGACCAGATGGCGCTCGCGATTGGTCCGGCGGTGCGCTCGTCCGAGGCGGCTACTGGTATTCCGGGTCGCTTGCGGGCGTCTTCTATCTCAACGTCGACTGGCTCGACCTCGAGTACGGCAGCGTCGGCTTCCGCTGCACCAAGGGTCTCTGAACACTGGTCACGGGTCGCGGCGTAAGCCGTGGCCCACCCGCAAATAGGATAAACATGAACGACACCAAACCCACCACCGAAGAGTTAGACCTGCACAATCTACGCACCTTCAAAGGGGTTGAAGTTGGGCTGGGCGAAGCTGACCCGGTCGCAGACATCGCAAAAAAGTTAGAAGCGCAACACTCAGGACATCTCATTCTGGTGCAGTCAGGCACATTCCTGCACGGCTTCGACCGCACGGCCTACGCGCTGGCAACGCTAAAAGGCTACCAACTCAAACTGGTAGGCACTGCGACCGATCCCCATCTCCGCATCGGATTCCCTGTTGGCAATTTCAAGCGGAGACTATGGACGGTAGTGGAAGAGTTTGGCATTCCCTACGTCGTTGCACTGGGCACGCAAGCCAGCGGACGCACCATCTATATATCCACCCAACCAACCGGAAACAATAAAGTTTTGGAATCGGTATCGACCGACATCATCGCCGAGTACATCGAAGAACTAAAGCAACGCCAAGAAGTGAACAAGGCGGCCGCCAAACAACTGCTCACCGATCCTGAAGGCACTCGCTTCCAGCTCAAAACCAAAGCGATGAAACTCGACACCGAGATCCTGCGCGACATCATCAAGATGCCGCGCGACTTACGTGCGACCTATGGCGAGAACCTACGCACCTGCATGGCTCGTATCCTACGTGGCGCAATGGCCTATGGCCTTGAAGATAACAAGCCGCAACTGCTCAAGTCTCTCTCTGCCGATGTAGACATGCTCAAGCATTACCTCACACAGGCTCAACGGCTAGAACAACTCAAGCTCAAGTTCGAAGCGCGAGCTGCACTAGCCGTTGAGCTTGGCAAACTGATTGGCGGACTCATCAAATCCACACAGGTGATGCCATGACTCAACGACGGGGATTCTCTGAAAGTCCGGCAATGCGCTCATCCGAGGCGGCTACTGGTATTCCGAGTCGAATGCGGGCGTCTTCAATCTCAACAACGACTGGCACGACAACGAGAACGACAACGTCGGCTTCCGCTGACCCAAGAAACAATCGCCTAGACGTCTGCACAGCAGACGGAAGGACAATCCTTGGTCGAGGATCTCCTGGTGCGACCGCACCAAAAGCACGGCAACACGCCCAACCGGAAACCGCCGCGCTGCCTACGGGTGGCGCGGTGGGATGCGGCAATAACTACATCGGAGACATCCAATGGAGCACAAAGCAAAAAGCCCAAATGATAGGACGGCACCTAGTTGGGCAAGGTACAAATGTAAGGATTCCGACGGAACGTGGCACTGGTTTGAATGTTTTCCAAGATGGAGCAAGCGACTTGGAAAATGGACTGCTGCGCGAGGGGAAGTCGCCGAAGCCGCTTGAAACATTCCAAAGCCTCACTAGCCTAGACAATCTCTGGAATTGCTGGCAACACGCACATAGCAACAAAGGAAGCCGCCTGCGCATCCAGCGCTTCGCAGAAGATCCACTGCACTACCTCATCACCATTCAACAGCGCCTGCGTGAGCGCACCTACACCTTCGGCCCCTACAAGACCTTCACCGTGCGCGAGAAGAAATTCCGCGACGTGGTAGATGCTCCGATGAAAGACCGCATCGTGCATTGGATGCTCTACCAATACATGCTGCCGATCTGGCAGCCCCGCTTCATTCATGACACATTCGGTAACTTGCCCGGACGTGGCACCCATGCCGCCGTGCGCAGGCTGGCGCAGTTCGCCCGTAGCGAGCGCGCCACTTGGGTGTTGCAACTTGATCTCAGCAAGTATTTCTACTCGGTCAATCACGCGCTACTCAAGGAACGTATCCTGCAACACATCGGCGACCACGAGCTGCGCGTCCTGCTGACCAGCTTGGTCGATTCATTCCTGACCGATGACAGCTACGATCACCTGTTCGCACCAGAGACGCTCTATCGCAAGACAACAGCCAAAGGCATGCCGATCGGCAACCTAACCTCGCAACTGTTCGCCAACATATTCCTCAACGACTTCGACCATTGGGTTAAAGAAACCCTGCGTGTGAAGCGCTACGTCCGCTACGTGGATGACATGGCGATCCTGAGCGAATCGCGCGACGAGCTGCAAACCATCTGCGAACAGATCACCACCAAGCTGGCCAGCGAAGGCTTGAGCATCCACCCGCACAAGATACGACTTGCACCAGCCTGCGCAGGCATCCCATTCCTAGGCTACGTGGTATGGCCCAACCATATCAGCGCCGGTCGCTATATCCGCAGCCGCTACCACCAACGCCTTCGCCAGCATGAATCAGGCGTGCGCGATCGGAGCGATGCACTGCAATCATATCGGGCGATGCTTAACCATACAGGGGTCACAAGATGACTATCCTACCGCGCATCATTCGACACCACGACGCCCCCGCCTACCTTGGCATGTGTCGTGACGTGTTCGATAAAGATGTGCGGCCTATGCTGACTGAAATTCCAATTGGTGCGCGTGGCGTGGGTTTTGATCGGCTTGACCTAGACGCCTGGGCAACGCATCATAAATCGACCAAGGGCAGGCCGCCCAAGTATGGAGACCAGCCATGGCAAAGACAAGAACATCCGGAATCATCCTTTTCCCAGATGGCACCAGAATCATCAACAAGATCTACAAGGGCGAAAGCATCTACCGCAGACTCGGCAAAGTCTCGCAAGATGAAGCGGAGCAGCGACTCAAAGAAGAAATTGCCGCAAGAGACGCAACGCGCCAGCGTGTCGGAAATCATCGATCTGTGTTTGCGGATGGGGCAGCACGCTACCTGATCGAGTCCAAGGCCAAGCGATCTGTAGAGTTGCTGGCGTGGCATGTTCAATTATTACTACCATTCATCGGCACGCTGTTTCTGGACCACATCCATGATGCAACGCTGGAACCATTCAAGGAATCGCGACGCCTCGATGGCGTAAGCCCTACCACGATCAATCGCACGCTTGAGGTAGTCCGCACCATCCTAAACCGTGCGGCGCGTGTATGGCGCGATGAAGACGGGAAGCCATTGCTACAGACGGCACCGCCGCTACTAACCATGGAGCAAGAGAACCCGACCCCGCCCTATCCGCTCAGCTGGGAGGAGCAGGACATTCTGTTTCCTGAACTGCCTTCGCACCTTCAGATGATGGCGCTGTTCAACGTGAATACTGGCCTGCGCGATGACAACGTGTGCGGCCTGCGCTGGGCATGGGAACGGCCAATACCAGAGGTTGGCCGTAGCGTGTTCCTGATACCGCCAGACGACTACAAGACGGACGTGGCGCACGTGGCGATCATGAACGATGCGGCGTGGAGGATCATCGAGAGCCAGCGCTCGGTACGTGCGGCGCGCTTGGCAGAGAAAGGCATCACAGATTACTCACCGACGCTGGGTGAAGACACTGAGTTTGACTTCGTCTTCCCATACGACGGGCACCGAGTCGACACGATGAACAACTCAGCATGGCAGAAGGCAAGGGTTCGCGCGGCCATGAAGGTGTACACCGGATCCGGCAAGGCAATTCCAGAGGAGCTGCTGCAGGCTGGCCAGCGAGGCACGCTCATCACCAAAGAACTGAAGCGGTTCATGAGCGAGGCCATGCCCGGCTTCGCCAATGTCCGAATCCATGATCTGCGGCATACATTTTCCAGTCGCCTACGGCTGGCCGGCGTGAGCCAAGAGGACCGCAACGCCCTAATGGGACACAAGTCAGCCTCGATCCCAGAACACTACGCCAGCGCCGATATCGGAAGACTGATCAAACTCAGCAACCTGGTGCTCGACCGTCAGGGAACAAGGACGCTGCTGCGAGTGGTGAACGGGTAA